ACGTCTTCGTCATTGAGCGCAGCGTTAACCACGGCCAGCAAATCATCACCGGCCACGCCGTTGCCCTCACGCGCGAGCACAGTCACGGTAACAACGGCGGGCGACGGGCTGATGGCTGATGCATCGGCTACGCGGCCGTCGGCACTTCTGGCGTGGTATTCATATGCACCGGTTGGCCCGGCCACGCTCAGCCCCTCAAAAGCCGAGGCGATGCGCAGCCGGAAATCGTCGTTACTTTCCATCACGGCGGAGGTCGGCGGAATTGTTGTATTGTCAGCCGGGAAAATGGTCAGGCGGGTTACACCATTGTTAGTGCCGAGCTGGTCAAGGTCGCCGTCAAGTGCATATGCCACCATGACGGCCTTTGCCGCCTCGTTAATGCGCTGGCGCAGGATCAGCTCGCGGTAAGCGTTTTCCTGCAGTAGCTTAACGATGAGCTCTGACTCCAGCGTCAGCGTGCGGGCGACCGCCTCCTGCTGGTCGGTCGGATAAAGGGAAATCAGCGTTGCCTTTCGCTCGGCCAGCAGGGTTTCATAGTCCAGCGACTCCACCACGTCAGGCGCTGGTAGCTGGCTCAGGTCGATAGTTGCCATAGTCTCAGCTCACAGGAACGGTTAAGGAAAAAGGCTGCGCGCTGTCGGTGCGGTTGCCGGACAGCTCAACCACCATTGCGCCGTTGATATCCGACTCAAAGCTGATGGCGGTCAGCTTTACGCGCGGCTCCCATTTAAGGAGTGCCATATAGCAGGCAGACATAATCTGCAGGCGCAGCGCCTCGTTTTGCGGCTGGTCAATCAGCGCGGATAAAAGCGAACCATACTGGCGACGCATCACCCTCGTGCCGACAGGGGTCAGCAGAATGTCACGCACTGACTGCCGGATATGATCGAGGTCGGTCAGCGCGCCACCGGTTTCCCGGTTCATGCCGATATATTTCGCGGTTGTCATATCGGTTCCCCCGTCTGGCCGCCGCTGTCGCCAGGATGTTTATGCTTGTGCAGAACCTTGCCATTTGAGGAAAGGTTGCCGCCGGTATGCGTCACGTCGCCCTTCATCGTGCCGCCTTTAGTGACTTCCAGCTGCGCAGTTTTGAGCAGCGCTGTGCATTCCACTTCGGGCGAGTCAAAGAGGATTTTCACCGCCGCTTTAATGGTTGCGGTCTGTATGCCGGTTGCGGTCAGCGCGCCGTTTTCCGGCTCGTACTCGATCACCGCGCCGTCAGGAAATGACCAGTGCAGCGCATCGGCCGAGGCTGACGGAGCCGGGTTGTCATCCGAGAAAATGCCCGGCAGTACAAAGCCGGTATCAAGTTCTCCGCCGAGGCACAGAACCAGAACCTGCTCGCCCACTGATGGCGCATTCCAGGAGCGGGTTTTACCCGCGCGGGCGCTCAGCCAGTGCAGCCAGTTGGTTGTGTTTTTTCCCGTATTGACACGGCATAGCCCGCCGTCGAGATTGACGGCCGATACGGTTCCGATGCGGATCAGGTTGCGCAGCAGGCGCTGAATTTCATTGATTTGCTCATTCATGCAGGCATTATGAACAACTTGAATAAATAAGATTATTAACTTCAGTTTGTTCATTCATGACTAAACAACATAAAGGAAAATCTAATGGAAGGTTTTTTCCAAGACTATCGCCTAATTGAAGCATTGAAGAAATGCATTATTACCTTGAAAAGCATTAGTACTTCAGATGATTTCATATCTGATAGGAATAGCTATCTTTTAAGAATGCTAAGCGAAATGACAGACAATGCAATACTCTGGTCAAAAGGCTGCCAATTTTCGGTTGATAGAATCGGGACCGACTTTAAAAACTCATTAATGGGCTTCACAAATGATGAGAATTCAATTGAGGAAATCTATTGCTACGCATTTCAAATGCATACTGAACTTTATATTACAACGGACTCTAACTTAGAGAGCTCATATAAAAATATCAGAGATTTCACAAGAGAAAATATAGAAAAATTCTCAATTATTTATCAAAAGCCAATCGAAAGAACACTTCATGACTTACCTACAAACCTGTTTAAAGATGTTTTTAAGAATCAGGAATTTGATGCTTTACGAGATTTCGTAAAAACAAAAAAAAGTGCTGAAGAGCTGAAATCAAAATGGGATCATGAAATAGGAGTTAAAAAACAAGATGTGATAAATATCAAATCTGATTTAGAAAAACAAAAGCATTCATATAACTTCATATCCTTGCATCGTGGATTTAGAAAAATTGGACAGATAAAGGAAAAAGAGCTATGCCTCGCCCGAACATCCATGATTTTATTGGGGCTTTTTATTCCGGCGTTGATTTTTGCTGAGGCATGGCTTGTTTTTTTTGGCGGGATAAAATTCACAAACGATGATACCGCCGACTGGATTAAACTAATTCCTGGCATTTCTCTCTTGTTTATTTCAATTTACTATTTCAGGATTTCATTGGCTAACGTAAACTCAATCAAAGCTCAAATGATACAAATCAGCCTGAGAATGAGCCTGTGTCAATTTATAGAAAATTACACAAAATTCTCCTCGAAGGTTAATGCGGATAATAAAGATTTACTAACGAAGTTTGAGGATGTTATTTTTTCTAACATTATGCCTAACGCCGAAAAGATCCCATCCACATTTGATGGAGTTGAACAGCTTGCAAAACTACTCACTAGTTTAAAGAAAGATTAATTTCCAATATTTTTTAGGATGGCATCTTCAATTACCTGCAAGTTATAATTATTTATCCCCAATAAAGGCCGGGATGTAAAAGTAACATCTTTACTTCTACGCGAAGGCCTATCTCTAAGCCCGTAATGATGCACGCGGGCCATGCGCTGCACGTTTCCCGCAAACTCGATCACGGCCTCATTCGGGCTGGCCTGCGTCTTCATGTATTTAGCGGTGCGCAGCTTTGCGAACATCTCGCGCTTTATGCGGCCCTTTTTGCTGCGCACCGGCTGCATTTTACGGGCTTTAAATGGCGTGCCGTCTGGTGCCTGCTGGCGTTTGATATTCTGCTGCTGACTCGCTCGCAGCTTGCGGCCAATGCTGCGCGCCATCTCTTTACGCGCCGGGGCTGACAGGCTGCTGATAAGCGCCTCCAGCCGGTCATTTACCAGCTGCAGCCCGCTCATGTCTGCAACTCGCTGACCAGCTCACCGTGAACATAAAGCTGCACCGGCCGCGCGTCATTCTCCGGCAGCGGGTTCTCGCCAACGTGGGTCACGTGCAGCCCGTCGTCGGCCCGCTTCACGATCACGCGCTCGCTCAGCTGCAGCTCGATGCTGATATCGCTGGCCGTGTCGCTGATAACATCCGCCTGGAAGGTAAAGCCCGTCCGGCGCTTTTCCCCGGTTGCCATAATGTCGGGTTCATTTGTGCGCAGCCATGCCAGCAGCGGCACGATCAGCAGGTCGATATTACCGGCGTAATCGGTGATAACCATGTTAAGCCGGTACTGGTATTCAAACGACAGCGAGCTGGCAAGCGTCGAGACGATGCGCCCGCTGTCGATAAACACGTTGAGCGCGTCAGGGTTTCTCTGCAGCTCCGGCACGCTGTCGGTCAGCGCCTGGCGCAGTTGTTGCGGTTTCAGCATCGTGTTGTTCCTGGCAGTCTTTGATGATTTCGACCTGCAGCCCGCAGGCGGCGAGTGCGGCCTCAAGCTGGCGATTATCCGCCGCCAGATCGCCCGCCGTTTTAAGGCTGTTTCCCGGCACCGGGCAGCTTTTCACGCGCGGACACCCAATCCAGATAATCTCTGGCGCTGCTGAAGGCCGGGCGGGCGTGCAGCCGGATAACATCGTCAGGCAGAGCAGCAGCAGACCAGTCACGCAGTATCGGATTTGCATCGGTTTCTCTCTGTATGGTCATTTCACGGTTAAGCGCGGCCGTGCTGGCGCGCCCCTGCATCAGCCGCAGCTCGGCCTCACGCTTCTGGCTGGCTCTCGCATTGGCATCCAGCCGGGCTAATGCCCTGTCGCGGCTCTCGATACCGGCCGATAGCGTGCCGATAATGCGCTGTGCGCTGGTCAGGTCGTCTTTGGCTTCTTTCCACTGCCAGCCGGTTACGCCCAGCGCCAGCAGAGCAACGGCCAGAAACAGCGCTATCAGGCGCGTCATGACACACCCCGCAGGCAGTAGGCTGTTTCATTCGCGCGGCGGTTATCCAGCCCGCGATTTCTCACGCCCTTAACGAACACCCAGCGCCGCAGCTCGTGACAGGCATCACGCCAGTGTTGCAGCCTGATATACCGGGCAAAGGTCGAGCTGCAGGCCGCGCGCACGCCGACGTTAAAGGCAAAAGAAACTGCCGTGTCATAGATCGGCTGTGGCATATCGCTGCGCATACAGGCATCGATCCCGCGCTCGACGCGCATCACGTCATACACCAGATTGACCGCCGCCTGTCGCTCGCCGATCTGACTTTGTGGCGTCACACCCTCGGTATGACCGATGCCGTTCGTCCAGACTCCGGCGCTGCACTGGTAGGGTGAGGTGCGGCATCCCTCGGCGTTGGCGATGAGTGCAAGCCGGGCCTCGGACGTTTTCAGGGTTTTGAACTGTGGCAGCAGCGCAGCAATTGCCAGCACGGCTATCACGGCGCAGCGTTTAACGGTCTGGCTCAAGGCTCACCCCCTGCAGGCGCTGCAGCTCGTAAGTTTTACGGCGGTAATGCCAGTTGATGAAGAACGTCGCCACGTTGGTAATGAGCGTGATAACGGCCACGCCGGAACCGACCATAAAGGCGATATCCTGCGGCGTATGACGTCCGAACCACATCAGGATGAGGCCAATCAGGTAGTTGATCACAGAGCTGATTTTTTCCATTTTTAGTCCCACAGGTTGACGGTTTCACCTGCTGAAGAGTCAGGCAGATCGGGCAGCGTCACCTCGCAGCCATGCGGCAGCACCGGACCGCTCTCGGCGAGGCCCGGATTAGCCGCATAAACCAGTTCAACGGCCTGCCCGGTTCGCCCGTAATAGCGCTGACAGATTTCATCAACGGTATCGCCTTGTTGCGCGTATACGTTCATCAGAGCAGATCCACAATGCAGCCAGGCTTACCGGCAATGCGGCTGATACTGAATCGCGCGTCGCGCCAGTACTCGTCGGCGCTCGCCTCGATTTCGCCCGCCTTTTTCGTGCCGCTACCGCAGCTAGCGGCGGCGCTAACCCCTCTATTCTGGAATTTTACTGATG